TAATTCACTTTTTCCGTTTTTCTTTGGAACTTCTATGTAAGCTCTGCGAAATTGTCGGCACTGTGTATCTTTTCTGACAATGCCGAATAGGTCGCGGATAATGCGCTCCTGCCAATCCAGAAGCTGAAAAGGCATGCCACGCCATTTTCCCGTGCCATGCTTTAGGTGTTCGACAAACAGTACCGCTGAATCAGCAAAACTTTTCTTATATATCGAGCCGGGAGCCTTGAAGAGACTTGGCTTGTAGTTTTTTAATCTGCGAAATTCCTCCACATAGTCACCTCCGAACGAAAATATACCCATTCATAAATATATGCGTGATTATATGGTTATAGACATTGTCCGAAATAATAATCTGTATTTCAGTATTAGACTTGACTTACCATAATATTTATGGTAAGATAACTTTAAATTGAAAGGTAGGTGAGTGTTATTATGAAAATTTATTCGTTAATGAAAAATCGAAGTGATATTGCTCACAATGTAAACATTCAATAATTGTACTTATGTTTATTTTTTCAGCGATAAATTTTTTGCACTTCTGTTTTTCAGAAGTGCATTTTTATTTCTGAAAGGAAACATATGCTTAAATTAAGAAATCTAACCGAAAACTTCACGCTAGTAAAGGAAGTTCTACAAAAGTACTGGGATTATGATGAAGAAGGACTTGACGAAATGTTGGGTTATTATCGCATATCCTCCAACGGAATTTACCCCTATTATTATGAGAAAAACGTTCGTTTTCTACGCATTGCACCTGTTGATGAAAAGCTGGAGAAAAACCTTTATGGTGAAATTGCTTTTATCAAGAACTTAAATCAAAACAATTATCCTGCCTTAAAGCCAATCACGAGCAAGACTGGAGAAAGCGCAGTGCTCACTAATACGCCATGGGGAAAATATTACGTTACGTCATTTGAAGCTGTCAGCGGCATACAAATTTCTAAAACGAATATGTCGGCAGAAGTGATGTACGCTTATGGCAAAGCATTGGGCAAGCTCCATACTTTGTCGAGCGAATATACTCCAACGATTAAGAAGTGGGATTATAACGAGGTTTTGGATTGGATTGATACAGTACTTATCGAGTACAAAGCACCACAATTTGTTCACACCGAATTGGCATCAATTAAAGACTTACTTGCAAAATTACCAGCTAACACGTTAAGCTATGGCTTGGTTCATTATGACTTTGAGTTTGATAATGTGTTTTATGATGAGGGTACGCATTCTTGCTCAGTGATAGATTTTGACGACGGCATGTATCACTGGTACGCCCTTGACATTGTTCAAGTACTGGATTGTATTGAGGAAGAACTGGACAGTGGGAAATGGGAAATGGCAAAAGATGAGTTTATAAACGGATACCGCTCGGAGCATTTGCTTTCCAAAGAAATGGTGGACAGCTACCCACTAATGAGACGTTTTACCAATCTATACGGTTATGCACGGCTAATACGCTGTGTTGCTGAGACATTTGATGCTGAGCCTGACTGGATGTCTGAGCTCAGGATTGAGTTAAATACTGTGATTCGTGACAAAGAAAGTAAGATGAAATAATGATAACAGCAGGAACTTGAACATTCGAGTTCCTGCTGTTTACTTATTCAACTATCCTAAACCCATCAATCCCAACAATCAAGTTCAAACCTTCCCCGTTATCCCACCGACACAGTATATGCTCCTTGTCGTCAACGCCAATAACAGTCGCCTTGTCACCGACTTTTAGCTTTGTATAGGGGTCATCCATCGGTGCGGTTAGCTCAACACGAGTGCCAGCTGGGTAGTCCTTGCTAATACGCTCGACTTTTGCTTTTGTAGGAAAATTATTCATCACCCTGCACCTCATTTTCTGTGGTGTCAGGGTGTTCTTTTTGTGGTTTTCCATAGCGAAAAGCAGAATTTCCGCTCAAATTCTCACCCATGATTTTCCTCAGATATTTATACTCAACCCCTGTACACCCGAGAGAAATAAGCCAAACCCTCATGGTAAATTTCTCGTTGTCAACGCCATCCTGTTGTTTAGCATTCACACGCTTTTTCTCTTTTGCTGTGTTGCAAAGTGCGGTGACGAGTTGTGCGTATGCGTGAACACGCTCACTGTCCTCTGTAAACATGCACCATGGGAATTGAACTCTATCCTCCAAAAGCAGAATCGGTAATTCCTCAACTCCAAGTGCTGTCATGAGCAGATTTTCCTTTGATTTTACCATTTTGCGTAGATTTTCAAGGCTGTTTTCTGTGAAACCGTCAAGTGGTATTTCAATGGTAATGCTGTCTGGAATTGGCACACTTTCTGGGATAAAACCTTGTTTTTCAAGTTGTTCTAAAAGCTTGGCGGTTACTTCACCTGTTAGCGTTCCTTGCTTGTCAATGTGAATTTGACCCACTTCATATGCCGCCGAGGGCATACCCAAGTACTTGATTGGCTGATTCAATATTTCCGAAATAGCACCAACCAGTCTTTTTCGCTCTGCGCCCATCACGTTGAATTTGTATTCTTGCATTTTTGTACCTCCAAGAGTGTTTTTTACGTTTCCGTACACACATTAACGCTCTAAAAGCAAGTGAAGTCAAGGAACAAAACATAGATATTAGATGGTTTCACTTGTATAAAGTTCGAAATGGAGATGTTGACTTTATTATATACAAGTGTTATTATTAATTCTAAAAAGCCAATTATATTTTTGAAAGGGGCTGATCGTTATGAATTTCAATCAGAGAATTGCATGTAACAAAATATGGAGGGTGACAATATTTTAACCCTCCTACAAAATGGAGGAAATTATGTTTGAAAAATCAAGAGACTATTTGGCGAAACCAGAGCTATATATTCCAAGCACTGATCCCTTTTGGGATGATGAACATATATCAAAAGGAATGCTTGAAGCACATCTTAATCCACACTGGGATGCAGCAACTCGTAAAAGTGACTTCTTAGACATGTCGGTTAGTTGGATAGCCTCAATAGCTCCGCCAAAGCAATTTCATCAATTACTGGATTTGGGGTGCGGTCCTGGACTATATGCCGAACGGTTTAATAGTGTCGGATATTCGGTGATAGGGATTGACTTTTCCAGTCGCTCAATTGAATATGCGAAAGAACAAACACAGCATAATAAAAGTAATATCGAATACCATTATCAAAATTATTTAACAATTGATCATGTTGAGAAATTTGATGTAATAACGTTGATATACTGTGATTACGCCGCATTATCAATTACTGATCGGCTCATTCTATTAGAGAAAATTCATCGAGCGTTAAGACCAAATGGTAAATTTATCTTCGATGTATTCACTCCTAAAATGAGAAAAAAAGAAAGTCGAACTTGGTGTTATGAAGAGAAAGGCGGCTTCTTTTGCAAAGAACCATATATCTGTTTAGAATCCATTTATCAATACGACGACTATGATGAAACGGAATTAAGACAAAGTATTGTGCTTAACGAAACAGAGGTACATTGCTATAACATTTGGGATCATTTCTTCACTAAAGAAAAACTGTTATCAGAAGCTCAACCTATAGGATTTGGCGCGTATGATTTTTATGGTGATGTTTCAGGTAAAAAATACTCAGATGCGGAAGAGACAATTTGTTGTGTGTTTACTAAGTAGACACTATTAATATTATGAGTCTAATACGAAACTGAGAAACTCAACTTATTAATAAAAGGGCAACCAAGTAGCGATAACTTGGTTACCCTTTGTATTTTATGACAGTTCGTGATATGTCGTTTTCTCCCCATTCCTAAGCAAAAATATCCCCTCATCACTCTCTTTGAACGCAATAAATCGCTTCACAATCACATCGCAGTATTTTGGATCAAGCTCCATTAAGCGAGCAACACGGTCGCATTGCTCAGCCGCCAGAAGTGTCGTCCCCGAGCCACCGAATAAATCCAGCACTATATCGCCGTCACGAGAAGAGTTGTTGATGGTTTTCGCCACCAGTGCCACTGGCTTCATGGTGGGGTGTTCCTCTGACTTTTTCGGTCTGGGAATCTCCCAGACGTCCGATTGCCCACGGTCTTTCAGCTCCACCAGCCGTGCTTTACCCTCAAGCCAACCATACCAAATCGGCTCATATTGCGTATGTTAATCCTTGCGTGACAGCACGAGAGAATCCTTGTACCAGATAATCGTCGATGACCAGTGAAAGCCACTTTCTTGGAGTGCTTGCATACAAGAACCCCACTCCTGCGCACTCATAGCCAAATACAGGATAGCTCCCGGTTCGCAAGCTGTAGCTAAAGCTTTGCATGAATCTAGCAAAAAATCATAGAAATCAACAGCGGACATCTTGTCGTTCATGATTGTGCGTTTCTTCCACGAGGGGTGGGCAGAACCGCCGTAATCTACATTCCACGGTGGATCACAAAAGCTCATTTGCGCCTTTTTGCCGTCCATGAGTGTTGCGACTTGCTCTAAATCCGCGGAATTCCCACACATCAAGCGGTGTTTGCCAATCAGCCAAATATCACCAAGCTGGGTAATAGGTTCGGTTATCTTTTCAGCCTCTGTATCAGCATCAAAATCGTCTTCTTTGTACTCGCCAGACTCACGGCGAACCTCCTGATACAGCTTATCAAGCTCCTGCGTTTCAAAACCAAGCAGCGGAATTTCCATGCCAGCAGACTCAATATCCGTAATCACAGTGTACAATTTAGGTCTATCCCAATCGCCTTGAATGCGATTCAGTGCCACATTCAGCATTTTCTCACGCACTTCGTCCATGTCTACCACAACGCAGTCGATTTCCGTGTAGCCAAGATGCTGCAGAACCTTAAACCGCTGATGTCCACCCACAATATTGCCTGTGCGAGAATTCCAGATGACAGGCTCTACATACCCGAACTCCTCCACCGAACGAAGGAGTTTTTCATAGTCTTTATCGCCCGGTTGCAAATCAACACGAGGGTTGTATGTCGCCGGATTCAGCTTATCAGCAGAAACTTTTTGAATTTGCATATCACCCATAACTTTACTCCTGTTTCGATTTTTTACGCGTTCTGCCGCCAAACATCACTTTCATCAGGTCTTGCTCCGGGTTATCGACTGTGCGCTCACTGTTGCGAGAAATAATGTCCCAAATGGTCGCCCAAATTGCCAGCACAATTTTTTCCTGTTTCATGGCAAGCTCTGGATATTTTGAAATCTCCACATCACCGTTGTCAGTCTTGCCCACAATGGGGTAAAAACGTGACTCATACTGGGTTTGCAGCAGATTGTATTTCGCCAGAGCATACTCCGTGATGAGTTCACGTGGAATGAGGTATAAACAGCCGGAAGGCTCCATGTAACGAATTGCTTCCCGATAAATCTCAGATGGTTTTTGTGTGGGGCGGTCTTTGATTCTAATCATGTCATCGAGGTAACCAGGTGGCTCTGATGGGTCATAAGTATCGTCAAAAAACGCCACTTTCGTGAGCGGACGGTGACCAGGATTGCCAGCCGCAATCTTCTCTGCAAGGGGTTTAGGCTTGCGTCCTGCGCCTTTTCTTGCGCCGCCTCTGGGCATGGCTATCCCTCCTGTTTGAATCTCTCTTGTTTTATGATATGCTATCACTTTTCAAAACTTGCTTGTACGGGATTTATTTGTCAGAACCTGTCCTTTTGTGCCGAACCCTTGTCCGTGCCGAATTTTTCTTGTCCTGCCGCCGTTTTGCGTCTGCTCTGCGTTTTTCCCACCCCAAAATCCGTACATTTTTAGACTTTTGCGATACAAAATGATTGATTTATTCTGACTTTCTGAAAAACAAGGGAAATATCAGAGTTTTAGACATGACAAAGTCCCACAAACACTGGGTTTGTGGGACTTCTGAAATCTTTGAAATCGCGTAAGTTTAGCGCGAAACCCTGCGCCGATTGCGCAGCAAAGGGTGGTAGAGATAGATACCCCCTACCCCCGACGGTGGATTTTGTTGTGACAAGAATGGCATAGCGACATGAGATTGGAATCTTCATGTGTTCCACCGTTTTCGGTGGGAACAATGTGATGCACAAGGTTGGCAGGGGTGAGCTTATCAGACTTCAAACATTCTTCGCATAGAGGGTGCTTGGAAAAATAAAGGTCACGTAGGACACGCCAGCGGTGATCATAAGTGCTGGAATAATCAGCTCTACGAGCGGTAGCATTGTAGTCACGGTTCACAATGGTTTTATGTTTCGGACAGTATCGTCCCTCACGAATTACCTCGGGGCAGCCGGGGTAAGCACAGGGTTTAAATGGCTTTTGTGGCATAAGCAAGCTCCTTTCAAAAGGACTGGCATGAACGGCAAACAGGGAGAGAACACCAGCTCTACTATATCTTTTATATCTTTTTAGCGTTTTATTTTACGCTTCGCGTTATGCAATAACTTTGGAAAAAGCCTTTGTGCCGTTCCAAACCGCATGAACACGAGATAAATACCCTTCCGAATAGTGTTCCATACCATGTGAAAGCGTTCCCAAAAGGGCAAAAAAATAAAGGTTATTTGTCGGGGAGTTCTGCTTTTCAACGCAGTTTTAAGCCTTTGAAAATTGCTCTGCGAGTAATGGGTTCATCATGCAGTGTGACAACTCCACGCTGAGAATTTGTTACTTCTTTCAGAAAATTTGGAAAAGACACCTTGCCGCGATTGTTTGCGTTACAATACTCCACGAATGCACCGTAGACTTCTTTACGGTAACTGACAGCATCTGGTTCGAGCAAACACTGCTCCTGAATAAAAGCGAGAACCGTGTTATTTTCAATCTTATAGGCTTGCAGCTCTGCTTTGGTGCGCTTGGTTTCGGTAAACTGATAGTGGCTAGCAATTAGCCTTTTCAAGCCGTCTATTGCCTAGAGTAAAATGCCGTCACGTTCCAGAGACAGTTTATCCCCAAGCTGGAGGTCGTGCTTGTCGGGAGGCACAGGCTTACTGAATCGAATGATGATTAGACGGCGGTAAAAGGCTTCGCTTTTGTCACCATAGTTGCGTGGAATGTCGTTGCAAGAATACAAGAATCGGGCAAATGGTTTAAAACTGAATGGGTCTTTGTGTTTGCGCTCGCCTGTAATGTAATCTTCACCAGTGACAGCTTTGAACATACCCGCATCGTCAATCTTCTTTGAGGGTAGGTCGGCAAATATATTTGCCAGTTTTCCGAAGAGCTCTGCTGGCTGGAAACGGTCGGACAGGGATTGAAGCGGTATATTACTGACATTTTCAGCACCCAGCAGAAACTCTTGTAAACAGGTAAGAATCGTGGATTTACCCACATTCGGTAAACCGCAGAGTAAAAAGCTTTTCTGTGCCTTTGTGATGGGTACAAGAAAATATCCGAAAATCTCTTGTATTAAGTTGATTTCAGGCGGCTCAAGGGCACTGTTCAGAAATTCCATAAAGCGTGGACATTTTGCCTCAGGGTTATAGTTTGCTTTCATCTGAACGGTTGAATAATACGCTGGTTCGTGGTCACGAAAAGAATCATCAAGCACATTGTATAAGCCATTTTTGCAGTTGATAATAAAAGGGTTTGCATTGACTTCCCGAATAGCCTTTCGGATTGTCAGCTGCCATTGACCCTCAACATCGTTGATTTGGTTCATGGTGACATCACGCGGATTGAGGTAAGTGCGAACAGTGGCTTTTGCATCTTTTTCTGTTCGTGGCTGATAAACGCCAGTTTCATAGAAATAATATTGCTCCGTGCAGTAGAAAGCATGAAATGTTCCCATCAGATGATTGGCAAGGATACCAGGCATTAAGCGTGGAACACCATTTCTATTAACCTCGTACCACTCGTCTAAGCCTGACTTCCTCTTTTTCACTTCATTATGACTGACAAATTTGCTATAAATCTCACGATACAAGGCTATCAATCCACGCACATCACTGGATTTATATTCAAAATGCTTCTTCATGTCATATCGAATGAACGGCTCGGCAAGAGAAGGCTCTTGGTTGTAGAGATAATCAGCAATATAGCGATTAGCAAGCTGTAAATCGGCAACCGTATCACCTGACTTTTTGATGGAATCCAGCCATTTCTTGAGTTCCACCAGTGTTGCAGGAAAAAAGGCTAACCCGGCTGGAGATTTTGCTTTGCATTTATGTTCATGAGGGCATTTAAAGTCGCCCTCAAAGATTTTCTTGCAAGTAATCGGCTTTGTTCCAGAAGCGTGAAAATGCTCAATTTTGCTTTGGGTCTGACGAAACGAATACTTGGGGTACGGCTTTGAGAGCTTGTGAATGGCTTCTTCACCGCCCTCGAACACAGCCATGTTGGAAATCATAGCGTACCAATCCGGTTCTGGAAGCGTTTTAGCTTTTCTTTTACAATAGGTGAAAAAAGGGCATTTTCTTCCCATGAGAGATAGCCCTTTTTGCTGTCCACGCTCTTTTATAGCAGATGATTCAGTTCTATTCGAGAAGCTTTCTTCCTCTGGAATTTCAGGCAGTTCTGCCGAAATCTCTGCTTGTGTATAACGCAGTTCTGGGTTGAATTTGATGCACTGCACCAAAACAGGCTCGCCCTTGCAGTGATAGAAGCCTGGAATCCGCATAACTCGGCTCTCGTTGATACATTTGGGATCACCAGAAAATTGCTTCACCAATAGCCCTTGAATAGGTCGGAATTTCTCTACTTTGGCACTGCTTTTCATCAGCCAATAACAGTGGAGGGATTTCTGTGTTTTGACAATAATAGAGGGTTCGATTTTAAACACTTTGATTTTTTCAAGCTGTTCTTCAAAAGAGCAATTGTCCATTTCGACAAACTGCGCATTAACCCGGTTAATGGTTTCATCCTCGTGACCGCCGGAATTCACAACAAAGAAAACGCCTCTGTCAGCCTTGTTATGTCGTTCCAATGTTTCGGTTATATCGGAAAAAGCTTCAAGTAGGCATTCGAGCTTTTGCCCGGCAAAGCTGCCATCGCCCTTATCTTCAAAAACACGCAAACAAACGCGATCTTCCGGTTCAAAGAAAGCGTGCAGGAAATCTTCTGACGGCACATTGATTGGAGTTAGCGAATAGGCACTCAT